GGTTTCTACTTCTTTATCGCGATTAAAATATGTACTCATTATCGTCGCTATCAAAGATGCACAAAAGAGGACATCATTCATTCTCTTTATATCAGCCGATGTAAAAACCTTGTTCTCTTCAAAAAAAGGCAGTTCTGAAAACATTTCAGCTAATCCCTTGAACTCACCGCCATACCTGGCGTTATGTATTTCCATCGCGTTCAGGCCATAACTGGTAGAGTTTATCCGTTGGAATACTTGCTTAATTTGTTCGATCGACATATTCCCCAAATCTCTCACAACCACCTTATATTCAAGGAAAGCCACCTGAGTTGCCTCATCCAGCTGGTCATACTTGGCAATCTCTTGAGGTAGGCGCAAATCGACCGACCCTTTAAAATACTGATAAAGCGCTGTCATTCTCTGTTGACCGTCCACCAGCATCTCTGCGCCTTCTCCGGTCTTCGTGTCTACGTGACCAGCAGCAATGTAAATTTCAGGGAACGGATACCCTTCAAGTACTGTTTTTATAAATTCAACCTTATTCTTATTTGTCCATACTAGACGTCTTTGAAAATCCGGTTGGGGCACAAGTGTGCCGTTCCCAATTGCAGTCAAAATAACTCTGAGCCTGCGATTCGATGCGGATGTATCCATTAGGACTGCTCCTCAATGCACTGTTCTATGCAAATCCTTTGATATTCCTGCAAAAAAAACATTGAGTGGTAAACGCCACCGCGAATTTTGTAGGGGCCGTACGCTTTGCTTGCAGTGATACCGTTGAAAAAGTCCCACCAACGATCAGTGAATTCGAAATATCTGCTATTCGGCAATTTATCTGGGCGAATCCATCCTAACGATAGATATCGAAAAAAATCTGCTGCCTTTGGCCAATCTGCACGACTATTTCGGAATAGATATGATGCTTCCCAAATATTTTCAAACAGTGATTCCGAAACAACAGCCAAATCAAGATCTGAGTCTTCCCCAAACCCTACATAGCGTTTTTTCGGTTTTATACTAAATCCGAGCTTTCCGGAACCCACCATCATCACATCAGTAAACTCAATTGAGAGATGATCGCAAACTTGTTCTCTCAGTCGGTAATACTGATTATCATCCAGGATATGACAGGGGCCACCAAGAATGTATTTACGCATTATCTGAGTGGAGTTCATGTTCCGAAGATCGGCTTTGAAGGCTTCGAGCATTTTCTATACCCTGAATGACTTATACAGAGGCAAAGACTTAATGATGGAGGGGCCGAGAGTGCATTTTGTCTAAAATCAAGAAGCTGCGCAAGATCGTCAGGTTAAAATACCAATAGTTTCATGAATTGGCTAGCCAACTACCGGGTAAATCCAAGTAAAAGCTTTACCTCGCACTCGTAATTCGTGCGCGGCTCGCCACCCTCGGAGACGTGTAAAAAGGCGATGCGGTATAGCTCACGCACGGATTCGGCGAGATCGCCCCAGTTGGGGTAATCGCCCTCGCGGCCGACGCGGAAATTGTTGTAGGCGATTTCGACGGCGCCGCCGCCCTGTGGCTCCGAGAGCTGGCCGTCAGTCTGGCCTAAGAGATAGTCCTCCTCGGGAGGCCCCTCCTGCAGTGCGGCCTGGACTGACGCGGATTGTGGCGCGCCGCCTTCCAACTCGGCCACGCGCCGGCGCAAGCCGTTCACCACGTCCTCGACGTCTTCGACCACACCGCGCTTCGGCCCAGTAACCTCGCCGACTGCGGCCGCGTGCATTGCCGCTACCAGCTTGCAGGCCCCTTCATAGTTAGACTTTTGCTCGGACGCTTTGTACCGAAGCTCTTTGATCACGTCCTCGACGTCCTCTGCGTAGCCGCGTTTCGGACCTTCGACCTTTTCGCCAACGGCGAACGCATGCAGCCGAGACACGGCGACCGCCGCCTGTTGGTTCGTCTGGGTGGCAATGTCCAGGTGCGTGACCAGATGTTGAATCCAGTCGATCGCGGCCACCACCGCGCCTTGTTCGAGAGACCGGCCGTAGCCCTTCAGGAATTCTTCGAGCTTATGTAGCGGGCCCTCGCTCGAATCCGCTTTCGTGGCGGTCTGCGCCTGGTCATTCGCCGCGTCGACGTTAGACGCTGTCTGCGCGACCTGCGGGACCGGCGAGACAGCTGCCGGAGCGTTTTCGGGAGCGGGTTCAACGTTCTTCGGATTCTTTGCCATTGCGTTTCTCCTCTCACATGGTCAGGTTGGAAGTTTGGAAGTCGCTCGCGCCGGCGGGATCCTGTCCGCCGGCGTCCGCCTGGTTCGGTTGCTGGCCGGGGACTACGCCCGGCGGCGGCGCCAATAGCCTCGGCGCCTGCTGTTGTTCGGCCGCGATGCCGGCCTGAATCGGCGCCGCGATCAGCCCCTGGCCGATCTTCGCCGCCATCGATACGAAGTCCCTCTCGCCGAGCCATGCGGCCGCGTGGACCTGGATGTAGATGATCGCGACCTGCTTCAGGAGCGGGTGCGCGTTGCGCCCCTTCCAGGTCAGCCACTCGCGCCACCACAGGTAGCAGGCCTCGTGGTTCGTCTCGTAGGGGTTGACCGGGGCGAGCGAGTAAAGGGAGTAGGCGCCGCGCACGGAGTTGAGGTTTTCGTAGAGTTTGTCAAGCGTCTCCTCGCAGCTCCGGATGCGCTTGAGCTGCCTGTCGCTCGCGATGTCGACGTTGTAAATCCGGTTGATCGACTTGATGAGCGGCTGCATCGGCAGACCGGCTTGCTGCCCGGCCTGCAGGGCCTCCATGGCTTCGGTGTAGGACTGGCGCTTCTCGACGTCGAGGTCCGGCATCCACGAGCCTCTCTCGACCCACAGCGTAAACTCGACGTCGAAGTCCGTCTTCTTAACGACGACGGCGATCCGGTCGCGCTCTTCCTCGTCATAGATCGACGCGAGGCGCGTTTCGCCGTAATGCTCCTGCGCGAGCTTGATGACTCGCTCGCGGCAGTCCTTGAGGAAGTACGCGAAGCTCGACAATTGAAGACTGTTCGCGCGGGCGTTGCGGCTCTCGCCGATCCTGGCGGCCGTCGCCGTGTCCGGGTCGACGCCGGCGTCCTCGGAGTTGAGGTAGCTCTCGGACTTCGTGGCGCGGCGCAGTTCGCCGCTGAAAGATTCGATCAGCGCCTGACTGGCCGGGCTCAACTGCGGCGGGACGATCGGGAGGACGCCCTTCTCGAGGGCGCCTCCCGCGGCGATAAGCTGCGCCAGCTTGACCTTGATCGTTCTATCCTCGCGGTTCCAGATGCGACCGTCGGGGAAAAGCTCCTCGACGATGGCCAGCGAGGGCGCGAGCGTCTTCAGCGTGTGGTCGAACGCGCCCGACATGAGCACGTTCAGGAACTTGTTATAGTTCGGGGCCTCGTCGTTACCGCGCGGGATGGCCTTGCCGGCCGAGACGTTATATTGACCATGCCGGAAACGGTCGTGATGGGACTCGCGGTAGACGTCGAGGAAATACGGGGCGCCCGGCGTAGCCTTAATGCAGAAGCCGTCCTGGAATACCTGGCTGAGACGGACGCGCGCCGGGATCACTTCCCCGCTCGGGAGCTTCGTGGGCTGATTGAGCGCGACGTAGTGGAGCATCTCCTTCTCGAAGTAGAAGCGCTGAATCAACACGCACTCGTTGTCAGACTCGAAGTCGACCGAAACGCCTCGGTCGCGCTCGGCGCGGCGGAGGATCCTCCCCGGGTGCATGATCTCGTCACGCGCCCACCAGTTGTCGCCCGCCGTGCCTTCGAGCCTGCCGTACTCGTACTCGACCGTCTCGCGGACCTGGTCCTCTTCGTCGTAGTACCAGGGCGAGCGTTCCGGGCCCACTCCGAGCGAGTAACGGCCGCTCCAGGTCGGGCGAAACACCAGTTCCACTTCGCCGGCCCCGTCCCAACCCTCGCCGGCCGGAATCTGAAAGTCATACCCCTGCAGCGGCGTCATGTTCAGGTAAGGCGATTGACACTGCCCGCAGGCCGGCGTGGCGGCGTCCATCGGGAACGGAGTGTTCGCTCCGCAGTTCACGCAGGTCCCGAGCTGACTGGGGGGCGCCGAGACGGACTGGTAATACTTCTTGAGCTCCTGCCCCTTCAGGTTGTCTTTGTCGAACCAGACCTCGGCTATGTACGGGCCGCAAAACTGCGCGTGCTTGGCGATCCGCTGCAGGAAGTGCGGCGTGTGGTGCAGGTAGTCGTAGTGCTCGCTGAGGTTCTTGAACGCGTCGAGCTTGCGCTGGATCGTCTCCTGGTCGTCGGTGAGCAGGTTGACGCCGATCTTCGGGCTGATCGCCATCCAGGCCGATGTCTGCTCGTCGCTGTACGGCTGCAGCCGGTTGATCACGTAGACCCGGTGCTTCTCGCGCATGTGGCGCACGTCGAAGCCGCCGCCCATCCGCGGGACCAGGGCCTGGTGGCCGTCGTAAAAGAGCTCGTGCCGGAGCCACTTCTGAAAGAGCGCCTTCCAGTAGTCGATCTGGCGCTGGAACATGTCGTCGATCGCCTTCTTGAAATAAGAATAGAAATCGACGTACTCGACGCGGTCGCGCGCCATCTGGTCGAAGGTAACGCCGGACGACATCAGGGCGTCGACGGCCGTCAGCAACTGCCCTGCGGCTTGTGGTGCGAGACTCATTTATTCAACCGGGAAATGCCTGTCGAGAAAAACCGTGATCGGCTTCTGGCTGCCGAACTCCTGGTAGTACCAGTAGTCGAGCTCCTCGCGCGGGACGCCCTCCTCGAGCTTAGGCTTGACCCAGTAGTCTTCGAAGAATTCGTTGTCGTCCATCGACCAGTCGCCGCGCTCGATCTGGAAGGTTTTGCGGAGGGTGAGTTCGTCGGGAACGACGACCGGCGCAGACGGCGCGACGGCCGTCACTTCGGCCGGCTTCGGTACCGGGTAGCGGACGCCGAGGCGTTCGAGCCAGGCGTTGCGGTAAAAGTCGCGCTCGTCCAGCGATTCGGCCAGGCGCGACTCGTACCGCTCCTTCTGCTCCGCGAGCCGCGCCTCGTAGAGCGCGACGATCGCCTCGTGACTTCTACGGGAGATGATCACCGCTGGTAGTGAACCTGGGAGAGGTACCCGAAACTCAGCGACGCCGAATCGAAGGCGATGAACACGCCCTGCATGGCCGCGTTCGTGTCGGAGCCGGAGACGTCCGCGTCGACGAGCTGCAGCACGACGACGGCGAAGTCCCAGTCCTCGAGGTATTTCCTCTGCTCCTCGACGTAGACCTGGTCCGGCCCGGTGCGCGCGACGAAGAGCGCCCGCAGCGCGGCGAGGCCCGAGAGTGGTGCCTGCTCGCCGTCTGTGACCTGAAAAAAGTTATAGGCGCTGAGCGCCAGGTGAGCTGCCTCTTTCAAGGCGTTATTTTCGTAGGCGGTTACGGTCGGCATAAATGACTCCTATGAAGGCGTGAATAAGGCTTTAGGGAATTGGAAAGCTTTCGGTGTTTTCCTGGCTAAAAAGATTCTAACCTTGTAAGATTATCGCTCAGCTGTTCTGTGACTTTTTCAAAAAGCCGTCACACCCATTTTCTTAGAGCAAAAAACTCTTTTGCCATGATCGTCGCTGCTTCTTGGAATAATCGGGTGTCATTCTACGGAAACAGAGAGCAGCCATCAGTCAACCTACGCCCTCTGCTCAATGTTAGATTCAGCGGGCGAATTTCATTTCATAAAGATTGAGAGGGAAACCAATGTCTGATGAAAACCCTATCGTTTTGCACTTACAAGTTGAGTGGGATGGAGCCGATACGGAAGATATCAACAAAGAAGCATATAGATTGCGTAATGAACTAATAGAGCTAGATGTTGAATCTGTAGACCAGGTCACTGAGGGAAAGGTAGGGCCCGGTCAAAAAGCAGGTGATATTGTTACGTTCGGCGCACTCGCAGTAGCAGTTCTTCCATCGTTTTTACCCAAGATCGTTGATTTTCTGCAGGACTGGACATTACGTGGCCAAGGAAGAAGCGTGAAATTCAAAGGTAATTTTGCAGGACAAGAAATCGAATTCGAAGGTAGATTACAAGACTTGGACCAACTTATATCAATGATGAATGCAAAGTTAAGCGCGCAAAACCACAACGCCAAGTAGAGAAGTCTTGCTACGTTAGGAGTAACATATGGGTCGCAAATTTGCCTTATTAATTGGCAACAATGTTTATCAAGATAATAAATTGTCCAAGTTGAAAACCCCTGCTTCTGATGTTAAGGCGCTGGCTAGCGTTCTGCGTGACCCAGCAATTGGCGAGTTCGATAAAGTTACAAAGTTAATAAACCAAAACCATGCTCTCGTCTCCCAGAATATCAGCAAATTTTTCGCCCAAAGGATGCCCGAGGACTTGCTGTTACTCTATTTTTCAGGACATGGAATTCTCGATAGCCAAGGTCGCCTATACCTCGCAGTAAAGGACACGGATCTCAGCATTCTCAGACCTACATCTATAGAGGCTAGATTTATCAATGAGGAAATAGATGACTGCAGATCTAAGCGCCAAATATTAATTTTGGATTGCTGTCATAGTGGAGCATATGTTCAAGGGGCAAAAGGACCGGAGAAAGAAGTAATCAACGGAGCGACATTTAAAGGCAATGGATATGGGCGCGTTGTGCTAACTGCCTCCAACTCAACTCAGTATGCCCTTGAAGGCGATCAGGTTGTCGATCAAGCTGAACTCTCCCTCTTTAGTCATTATCTGCTCGAAGGCCTCACAACTGGCGGGGCGGACCCAGATGGGGATGGATTTATTTCACTTGATGATTGGTACAATTACACATACGAAAAAATTGTAAATCGAACCCCTAAACAAACACCCTTAAAATGGACATACAATCAAAAGGGAGATTTTATCGTCGCTAAAAATCCAAAAGGGAGCGTGATAAAAAATATAGCAAATGTGACTTTGTCAGACAGCCCTACAAATACTGACCAACTCTTCTTTGATTGGAGTACTAATAGAGATATTGAACAGTTGAAATTGGCAGAGAAGAACGCCCGGGAACTATCACGATATGCGCTTTACGCTATCGGCATATCCCTTCTCCTTACACCATTTTTGTTATGGCTTCAATGGCTTTCAACGACGACCCAGCTAGGTATTTCGATTACCTCTCTGCTCATTCTTATAGTCCAGTATTTCACTCAAAAAAGAATTGAGCGCAAGACAAAGGAGATGTTGCAAGAATACACAAAAAAGTTAGAAGCTAGTCGCCGTTAGAAACATAGTTTTAAGTGAGCTTAAGACGTCCCGTCCCAAAAACTACCGTATTCGCCAATATCATCCATCTCCATCCTTATGCGTTCCTCAGCAAGCGCTATCTCTCTCGCTAGCCGCCTCCCCTGCGTCATATGCGGTTCATTTTCGACTCGTAGATGCTTAGGCAACGCGTCCTCGACGCGCTCCTCTTTCGTCTTCGGCGCGAGGCCCGGGCCCCAGTGCGTCGCAAAGGCGCGGATCGTGTCGATCGTGTCGTCGAGCTTCTTAAGCGGCCGCATGTCCTTGACGGGCTTGCCGGCCTCGGACGCCGGGTAGTGGTAGGCCGGCATTTCCCGCCGGAGGAGCTTGAAGCCGCGGTCCGTCTTCGAGGGCGTCACGAAATAAGAGCCGGCGGTCTCGTTAAGCGCCAGGCGGTATTCGTCGTCCGGGGCCACGAAATAAATGCGCGAGCGTCCGTTGAGTTCGGGCCGGATCGGGTTCGGCGTCTGCGGCTGAATGAGCATCAGCCACTCCTGGATCTGCGGGATCCCGACGTTGTAATCGGTGCTCCACGCGTTCCAGAACTCGCCGTGCTCGTCGCGGAAGGCCTTGCGGACGTCGTCGGCCTCGTGCGAGTTCTCGGAAAACTCGTATCGGTGGACGAGCTTTCCCGTGTAGTCGCGGAAGCCGAGTTCGCGCTCGATCTTCTCGATCTGCGGCTGCGCCTCGCCGACGGCCGCGGCGATCGGCATGAGCCGGTGACACGAGAAGACGAAAACCGAATCGAAGAGCGGGTAATTCTCGCGCGGCCTGGCGGCGTGCGTAACGATCCAGGCGTGGTCCTCGCTCTGCCCGTGGTCGTGCGTCCTGCCCCACGTCCAGTCGTAGGGGACGCGGTAAGAGCCGTCCGCGGACCTGAACATATGGTCGAGCTTGAAGCGTTTGTAATAGGCGACGAGTTCGGACCAGGTGATAAGGCAGTACTCCTCGCGCCAGCCGGGAAAAACCTTGCCGGGTTGAGAAGCGTCGTAATTGCGCTCGATCTCCTGCGCGATCTGCTGATCGGTCATCGGTGGGCCGCAGTAGCCGGGACGGAGGGAGTCATACCAGCGCTTGTCCTTCCACGGGTGCGATTTCCAGTCCATCTCGAACACGTTGCAGTGTCCGGAATGGCGAAGGTCCGCGTATTTATTGAATTTGCCCTCGGGCGTTCCGAGGACGATGACTGAGCGCGTGCTCTGAGAGACGGCGGTGTATTGCCTGTTTCCGCCGCCGGGATAAGTTTGAAACTCGTCACAAATGATGACCGTTCGCCGGCGGCCTCGGGCGAGTTTGCCGGTCGGAGCCTCGCCTGAAATCACCGACCCGTTTTCGGGGTTGGCGATGTTCATGTACGTCAGCCCGTTGTCGACGTCGAAGCCGGACGGGAGCATCCACAGCGGCAGAAGCTTGATCTGAAACCGGACCTTCTCGAAGAGCGTGTCCGGGTCCTTCTTCGAGTCGACCAGGTCCTCGGTCGCGCTCGACAGGAGTGCGCTGAACCCGGGGCGGTAACGCCACTGCTTGACGCCCCAATTGATCGCGCCGACGGTCGCGCCCATGTCGCGCGCCTTTTCCACGAGGCCGGAGGCTCGCATCGCGAAGACCAACGATTCGAGCCACCGGATATAACGGTCCTGAAACTGAAAGAGCCCGAAAGGCATGACCGCGAGCGGGGAGTCCGCTCGCGGGTCATAACCCCAGGCGTACATATCGAACCAATGGATCGTGCCCTCGACGCCGGCGGCGCACTTCGCGTTCTCGGCCTCGATCTGGTCGCGTGTGCGAATCGCCTCGATGTAGCGAAGGCGCCTCTGGGCGATGTCGGCCGCGCGGTTGAGTTGCCAGGCGACCAGGTCGATCTGGTACTCACGCGCCGCGCGCTCCACGGGACTATTGTCGATGTAAGGCTGCTCGCGCAGCAGCTCCTGCGCAGGGCCGATCAGCTCGCGCGAGGCGATCGCGCCGTCGAGAGCGGTCTGAAGAGCGTGGCCGATACCTTCGCGGCGGCGGCGCGGGAACTTGATCGCCATCCGCGCCCGGGCGATGCGGATCCGGCGGTCGCGCGCGCGCTCCTCGGCGGCAGTCGGAGTCAGACTAGCCATTTCGCCGCTTCCGGCTCCGCCTCGATGATCATCGCCTTCGCGTCTTCGGGCGAGTACCCTTCCTCGACCATCTTCGCGACCTCGGCCTTCACCGCCGCGGCGACTTCACGATCGTGGATGCGGTCGGACTCGTTGGCGCGGTCGCGCTGGAAGAGGCCCTGGAGCCTGGCGAAGAGTTCGAGCTGGCCTTTGATCTCGCCGGCGGTCTTGACGATAAGGTCGCGCGGGTCGGCGCTCTTCGACGTGATCGTCAGGGCGCTTACCTTCGAGCCCTTCCACAGCGTCTTAAGGAGGTTCGAGAGGCTTTCGCGCTTCCGGCGCGGCTGGCCCTTGTCGTTCACGTCGTTCCAATCGTCGTAAACGACCGTGAGTTCATTGGCGCGGGCTTCGAGGGTGTACCGCGAAGGGTCGTCGGGATCTGTCAGCCAGTCATCACAGGCGTCGAGGAGCTTGTTCAGGTGCCGGGAGGCGCGGTTCAGCTCGGTCTCGACGACCACGGCGCGCTCCCTCCTGTCGGCCGCGCGCAACTCCTGAAGCATCAGCGGGATGCACTTATTGACGTGGCGGCTAAGCGCCGCAAGAGAAGTCGAAAAGCGTTCCGCAATGTTCCGCAATGACGTCCCGTTCGCAACGAGGGCGTCAATCTCCAGCTTCTGCGGGTTCCTGCAAATTTTGCAAACGTTCGCCATTCAATAACGCGGTAACGAGCCGCAGGTTGTTCTCCCACCGCGACTCGCGGACGCCGTCCGGCTCATACCGGGAAAAACACTTTTTAAAGGGGTTGCGGCGGCCGTCGACCGCCTTATTGCTTGAACCGACGTGCCAATGCCGGCAAAGGTCGCAGCGATAGACGCGAAGGTAAGTTCGGGGCCGCTTGACCAGGTTGCGCCGGCCGCGGAAGCGCTTGACCGCCGCGCGCGCCAAATCGTACGAGAGATAGCACGGCTTCCAACTGGAGCAGCGGCAGCGCGCCCAGCGCCTATGGTCTCGGGCGGCTTCACGTCGTCGCACACCTGGCCGCCTTGCGCTCGTCGATGAGCTCGCGCAGACGATCCGCGCTCATTCCCAGGAAGCCGGTGTAGACCAGGCCGTAACGCTCCCGGGTGGCCTTTCCTTTCGGGTGGTAGTCGAGTTCGAGTTCCTCCTGATATCCCTCGCCCCTCGCCGGCGCCTTGGCCTCGATCACGGCCCAGGAGGTGCGCATGTAGGCCTCGCGGAACTTGTCGCGGAGCCAGAGGACGCCGTTGCGGACGCGGCCGATCACGCCGGCGCACAGATTCGCCAAGCGGCCGCCGGGCTGCTCGGGCTCGATCCAGCGGTCCTCGACGGCGCGCGCCCAATCCTTGAAGGAAACTTTGAAGACCTCGCCGCCCGCGAGTCTGATTTGATATCGACTGTTAAAACGTCTCGCCATAAAGAAAAACGCCGACGAGACGCACGTGGGCCGCGCAAATCTCGTCGGCGATTCGACCCCCGAAGGGGGATCACCCGCTAATTGTGTTCAGCCCCGGCGGTCCGGCGCCGTGCCCCGTTTATCTGTTCGCGGGACCGGTTCGAGGCTGAAACTTTTTGGCCTGCCTCCGCACGCTGAAGGCCTTGGCTTTAGACCAGAGGTAGCCCATCAGTTTTTTGAGGAGGAAGCCCAGAACTAAACTTAGTCCAGTGCCTAACAACTGAGTCTTGATCTGCTCGGCCGGCGTCGCGACGTAAACGAGGAAGAATGAATAAAAGTGCCCCGCTATCGAAAGAACGTACCCGAACACCATAGATACCGCCAGATCGCCGTGCTGAGTCATTATTGCCTTTGTCATATCGCCCTTTCGCAAGGGGGATGGAAATTAGGTCCGGCCGCGCGCGCTGCAAGCGTTTGTTCGTTGAAATGCAAAGGTGAATTGCATCCCAAAGAGCAAGTCGCGGCCGGATCCCGGGGCGCCTTACTGCTGGGGCGCGGGTTCAGTGGGCTCGGTCGGCTCCGTCGGTTCCGTAGGCTCGGTCGGCTCCGTCGGCGGATTCTGAATGACGTCAAGACTTTGCGCGATCTGATTGCCGGCTGTAGTGATCGCGTCGGCAGCCTTCTGCGCGCCGTCCTTTGTGCTCTGCGCAGCGGCGATCAGCTTCGCCGAGAAGCCGTCGAGCTGGTCCTGAACGCTGGCCACGCTCACGTTACCGGCGATAAGGTCGTCACGCAGCTGTTTCACGAGCGCCGCCGTCTCCAGAATTTCCTTGGTGGTACCCGTCGAGCTCGCGGTGATGGCGTCACCGACCTGCTGGAAGCCGTTGTTCACGGCGTCCTGAACGGCCTGAATCTGATCGCTAACCACTTGATACTTGGGAAGATTGCTGTCCATACGATTTACAGTCTCCTCTATGCGGTTGAGTTGAGCTTTGTCGGCCGGTTTTAGGCCGGTGCTGAAAAAGTCGAGCAGTCCCATAAACTACCCTGGTGAAGTGGGAAATCGGGGCGGAGTGGGGCGCGGGGCCCTACTTCCGCAGGTTGACGGAGTTGCTGTCGACGCACGCGTCGCCGGCGGCGCATACGCGCAGGAAAACGGGAACGGGGCCGCGATCGAAGAAGTCGACCGGCAAAAGGAAAACGAACTGCCAGTCCCGGATGGGCGGCAGCGAAGGCCCGGAATATGTGGCCTCGAACTGGCGGCCGTCAGGCGCGACCAGCCACACAGAGCCGCTGGTGACCTGCGGGTTCAGCGGGTCGACGCGGGTCGTGACGCCGAGGCCATAAAGCTGCGCGAAATAAACGCCTAACGGCAGCACGACGCCGGCGGAAAAGCCGCTCTCGGTGGTGAGCAGTTTAGGCAAATTCGCGACGAGATTGACCTGGCCGGCGAAGACCTTGTCGCCATAAAGCAGACGGATTGTGTGAATGCCGGGCGAGACGTCGAAGGGCAGGCGCAGGTTGACTTGGTACCGGGAAACGTACATCAACTCGACGGGCTGGGCGTCGATCTCGGCGCTCACGCCACCCAAGTTGAAAGATGGGTGCAGGAAATTCGCCGACGCGATCTCGGCCGTGATCGGCGAGTAACTGAACGCGGCCGCGAAGCCTCCGGGGGTTGTGGAGGCGCCGTAGTCGAGGGCGTTGACGATCGCGAGGGGCTCCGGATCGTCGGCGCGCGGTGAAAAAGAGGGGC